AGAAAAAATAATGCCACGGGTAGCAGATATGCTTGGCTATCGAACAGGCTCACAGTTCGGGTCTGGGCAAAGTGTTGATCGTTCAATTCCGATGGCCACACCGTCGGGTGAGTTTATCCCAACACCACCAACGGCTAGTCAAGAGGCGTGGGCAGGTGCACTATCTAACCCTAGCGTTGCAAGTATCCTATACGGTGCTGGCGAAACCGCTGCGTCCGTACTTAGCTCACCATTGCCGTATGTAGCAGGAATGGTTGGCTACGGATACGGTGCATTGACGGGCAAAGACCCAAGAGAAACAGGCGCACAGTTTCAGCAAGCAACTACGCTTGAGCCAAAAACAGCACTAGGACAATACTACACAGAGCAAGTGGGTGACAAATTAAGTGCATTGCCACCAGTGATAAGCGGTATCCCGACACCAAGAATAGGCGCAGGTGCAACACGCTATGCAGGGCAGCAGTACGGTATGCCAATGCTAGAGAAAAGCCTGACAATGTACGAGCAAGGCAAATTAACGCCAGGCTTTACGCCAATTTCTGAAATATTTATTGGCGAAAAGGCAAAAGGTTGGAATCCTGAGCTAAACGCTAAAGCTATTGAAATGGAAAAGGCGGGTGCTACGCCAAGAGAAATTTGGTCGCAAACAATGAATTGGAAAGGGCCAGAAGGTCTTTGGCGGCAAGAGATAGACGATAGCGGCGCATCATTTGCGGCTAAAAAAATACAAGATATGCCGTATAAAGATACGATAAAAACGCATGAAGCGTTAACACATCCTAAATTGTACGAAAATTATCCAGGCGTTCAGTATTATGAACTAGGGTATGAACCGACTCCTGGCGTTGCAGGTAGTTTTAATCCAAAAGAACAAAAGTTTACTGTTGGCGGCGGGTCGACATTAACAAACCCTGAAGCAATAAAATCAACTTTGTTGCATGAAATTCAACACGCAATTCAATCAAAAGAAGATTTTTCTAGGGGTGGAAATCCTGAAGCATTGCCAACAATCGTACACGAATTACGAAAACAAGATTTAAGCCCATTGGAAGAAGGTGCAAGCAATTGGAAATTTGCAGCTAATAATCTTGGTCGTTCTTCCAGTAATTTATATATGCACAAGCTAGACAAGTTAAGTCAATCTGAAAACATTAGACCAAGACAAATAACGGGGTTGGCTGATTTTTATGAATACAGCAATCAAATCAGATCAGAATACGGGCCAATGCCCAAACGAGCTGGCCTTGAGCGTGATTCATGGATGAGAAACGCTGCAAATTACATAAAAGAAAAGAATATTGAGAAAAAGCCATATTTAGCTAATTACGAAAATACAGACCCTAAAAAACAACAATCCATATATCGGAGTGCTTCAAGGGTAATGGATAAGTTTGCCCCAGACGCTTTTAAATACCGTGAAACAGTCGCAAAATACAAAACATTGGCTGAGCTAACTCCAATTGAGCAATATATGCGTTCTGGTGGCGAAGCCGAATCAAGGGCTACACAAGCAAGAATGAATTTAAATATGGAACAACGTAGGGCAACATTTCCAGAAGAATCTTATGATCGTCCAACACAAGACTTAATTTTGTTTAATAAACAAAAGTTGTCAGGAAGATTTGGAAATGATGTTTCGCAGCCAACAGACATATTTTCTATACTGTACAAATAATGACCCCAAACGTCTATCTACCTTACCCAATCCCACAGAACGTTAATGAGTTATATCAGAATGTGTTAACATTGCTTAAGCAGCCTGGCGTTCCAGACAGCCTGTTAAACGAATATAACGCTGTGGTCGATAATCCTGAAACACAAGACGATATTGACCAAGAAGAAGCTAACTCCGATTCAATGGCTAACGAATGAGCAATCCAGTAGGTAGACCAAGCAAATACAATCCCGACTTTTGTGAGCGGGTGATTGAGCTTGGGAAATTAGGGAAGTCAGTCGAGCAAATAGCTTGTGAATTGAATGTCGGCACTCGCACAATGTACGAATGGCGTGACGTTCATGTCGAATTTTCGCACGCCTTGGAACAAGCTAAGGAATTTGAGCAGAACTGGTGGGAAACCATTGCTCAAACGCACATGATTGAGGAACAAGGCGCAGCAAAGCTAAATGCGTCAATCTGGTCTAGATCAATGGCGGCACGATTCCCAAAGAAATACCGAGAATCTGTTAAGCAAGAGGTTACAGGCGCAGATGGCGCACCGTTGCTTGCTGGTATCCAAGTATCTTTCGTAAAGCCAAATGACACTAGCTCAAGCAATAGCGAAGGCTGAGTTTCCTGAGAAACTGAGTTGTTTATTTGATCCCCCACACTCCCGCTATCGAGTCTTATTCGGTGGTCGAGGCGGTGCAAAGTCTTGGGGAGTGGCTAGAGCGTTATTGATCCTAGCGGCTAAAGACAAACTCAGAGTGCTATGTGCCCGTGAATACCAGACTTCAATCAAAGATTCGGTGCATAAGCTGCTATCGGATCAGATCAGCGAGCTTGGGTTAGACGGGTTCTATGAGATTACCCAGGCATCAATCCGTGGAAAGAACGGCTCAGAGTTCTTTTTTGTCGGGTTAAAGAACAATATATCGAACGTCAAATCCTTTGAAGGCGTTGATATTTGCTGGGTAGAGGAAGCGCAGACGGTATCTAAATCGAGCTGGAACGTGCTGATCCCGACAATTCGTAAGGAAAAGTCTGAGATTTGGGTGACATTTAACCCAGAGCTAGAAACCGACGATACCTTTCAGCGGTTTGTTGCCCATCCCCCTAAAGACTGCGTAATTGAGAAAATCAATTGGTCTGATAACCCTTGGTTTCCTGAAACGCTTAGGATGGAAAAGGATGATCTAAAAGAACGGGACATAGAGGCATACAACACGGTCTGGGAAGGCGTTTGCCGACAGACGGTAGACGGTGCGGTATTTGCTAGAGAGATGCAAGCGGCTGATCTTGAGGGCAGAATTATGCGGGTAGCTTATGACCCTGCAAAACCCGTCCATGCGGTATTTGACTTGGGTTGGGCAGACGCAACGGCTATATGGTTCATCCAGTTTATCGGTATGGAAATCCATTTAATCCGATATATTGAAGATAATCAACGCACGATCAGCCATTATTTATCTGTAATGCAAACTTACGGATATGTGTACGACACGCTCTGGTTGCCGCACGACGCACAGAATAAAACCCTAGCGTCTAATGGTCGAAGCATTGAGGAAATAGTCAGAGCTGCGGGCTATAAAGTACAAATTACCGCAAAAGTGCCTGTTTCTGATAGCATTAACGCAGCGAGAACGATATTCCCCAAGTGTTATTTTGATCGTGAAGAATGTGCAGAAGGGCTACAATGTTTAAGACATTATCGTTATGATGTAGACCCAGACACTAAAATGTTTAGTAAAAGCCCACTGCACGATCATTATTCGCATGGTGCTGACGCATTTAGATATATTGGTTTAGTGGTTAATGAGCCACGCAAGATTAAAAAACAGACAACGTATCAATTACCTGCGAGTTGGATGGGATGATGGAAAACGAAAACGATCCACGAATTGCTGATGCAATGAAGTTTCTGCGCCTGTCTAACGATGCTGATACGTCAAACCGTAGCGAAGCACTTGAAGATTTAAAGTTTGCCGCTGGCGATCAATGGCCTACTGAGATTCAGAACAGCCGAAACCTTGAAGCCCGTCCATGCCTGACAATCAACAAGATTGATCCGTACATCCGACAGGTTACAAACCAACAACGCCAGGCTAGACCCCGCATCAAAGTGCATGGGATGAATACTAGCTCAGACGAAAAACTAGCAGAAATCCTAACTGGCGTGATCCGTCACATTGAGGTTAACTCAGACGCAGATCAGGCTTACGACACAGCATTTGATTATTCTGTGCGTATGGGTTGGGGTTATTTCCGAGTTGTAACTGACTATATTCGTGACGATTCGTTTGACCAAGAAATTTATATTCGTCCGATTGATAACCCGTTCACGGTTTATTTTGATCCAAATTCGATATTGCCTGACGGTTCGGATGCCGAGCGTTGTCTAATTACGACGGTATTAGAAAAGAAAGTCTTTCAGGATATGTACCCAGACGCTGATCTTGGCAGCTTTACCTATCGTGGAACTGGTGACGATTCAGCCGAATGGATTATGAAGGATGATATTCGGATTGCCGAATACTTCTATACCGAGCGTAAAGCGGTCAAGTTAGTCCAGTTAAGCGATGGCACAGCGGTTTTTGAGGATGAGTTGCCAGCCGAGGAAATCCTGCGAATGGCGGGAATTACAAGGGTTGGCGAACGTGAGTCCATGCGTAAGCAGATCAAGTGGTGCAAGTTGACCGCTATGGAAGTGCTTGAAGAACGCACATGGCCTGGCAAGTACATCCCTATTGTTCCAGTCTACGGTCAACAGCTTGTTATTGAGTCTAAGCGCAAAAAGTACGGTTTGGTACGCAACGCTAAAGACCCACAACGGATGCTGAACTTCTGGCAAACATCTATCACCGAGTCCGTAGCACTAGCACCTAAAGCGAAGTGGTTACTAGCAGAAGGTCAGGATGAAGGCCACGAATTAGAGTGGGCATCGGCTAACATTAAATCTACGCCTGTCTTGCGGTACAAGCAAAAAGACATTGAAGGCCAGCCTGCACCAGCACCAGTACGCTTGCAGCCTGAGCCACCACCAGCGGGAATTCTTGCTGCGAGTGCGTCGATCAACAATGATCTGCAAGCTGTATTAGGTATCTTTGACCCGAATCAAATGCCAACTGGCAATATGTCGGGTAAAGCTATCAATGGTCAACAACAGCAAATGGATTTGACTAACTTCCATTACTTTGACAATTTGACCCGTTCGATTCGGTTTGCAGGCAAGATTCTGCTTGATTTGATCCCAAAGATTTACGATCACGAACGAGTAATGCGGATCATTGGCTACGATAATCAGCCCGAACTGGTTGTTTTGAATCAGCGCACCGTTGATGCGGCTGGAGTCACCAAGATTCTGAACGATGTGACGGTTGGCGAATATGACGTTGTGATGGAGACTGGCCCAGGCTACAACTCCAAACGTCAGGAAGCTGTTGCCAACATGATGCCATTGCTTGCTGGAAGCCCAGACCTGATGAAGATTGCGGGTGATTTGGTCTTTAGAAACATGGATTTCCCTGGTGCTGATGTGATTGCGGATCGGTTGGCAGCGTCTAACCCATTAGCTAACATTGATGAAAAGTCAGACATTCCACCACAAGCGCAAATGCAACTAGCTCAGTCTAAGCAAATGATCGAGCAAATGCAGCAGAAAATGCAACAAATGGAAATGATGCTTAAGAGTCGTGCTGATGTTGTTGCATTGCAGCAAGACGGTGAAACCAAGCGTAAGTTAATGGATGTGACTTCACGGGCGCATAATACTGAAACGATTAACGAAGCTAAAGTTAATCAAAATATTATGAATTCAATGGTTTCGCAGAATAAAGCTGAACTGGATGCGATGACCAAGTTAATGTTGGCTCGCATGGATACAAACCAATTACAGGCTGAGATTGCAAAGCGTGACGCTGAAACACAACAAATGTACGCATTTTCTGAGGGTGAAGTTCACACAGAAACTAGCCCATTCATTCAGCGTTGACATTTAATATATTTGGATTATTATGAGCATACTTACCAGTTAGTTAAAACTGGGTCAATTCTTGGATAAAACCATGTCAGATAGTCGTGAAGCAGGATCAGTTGTAACTAGTGAAAATATTGCAGAGTTTACGGCACAGAAATTAGGTTTAGCTGACCGTGCAGATACTGAGGCTGATGATTCAGAGCCAGATCAAGCACCGGAACAGAGTGAACCGAAGTCCGAGGACGAAGCTAAAACAGGTAAACAAAGTCCTAAACTTGAAAGGCGGTTTTCTGAGATTACTAAGCAACGTGAACAGGCTCGTGAAGAAGCGAAGCGTGAACGTGAAGCTAGAGAATCTTTAGAAGCAAAGGTAGCGGAACTTGAAAGACGCACTCAACCACAACAAAGGGTTGAATCGTTAGACGAAGAACCAAAGCCCGAGCAATTCAACGATGCTTTTGAATATGCAAGAGCGTTAGCTGAATATTCTGCTGAACAGGCGTTAAAGAATCGTGATCGAGTAGAGCTTGAAAAGAAGTATCAAGCAGAGCATGACAAACTAATTGAGGTTTGGAATGATCGGCTAGAGGCTACTAAGAAAGAACTACCGGATTATGCGGATATGATTGAGTCATCCGATGTAATGGTTTCTGACCAAGTTCGTGATGCTCTATTAGAAAGTGATGCAGGGCCAAGAATCCTGTACCACCTTGCCGAGAATCCTGATTACGCTGAAAAGCTGTCGAAGATGACAGTCATTAGCGCACTGAGAGAGATTGGGAAGTTGGAAGCTAAGTTTGAAAAAACTGAAACTAAACCTGTTGTGCGGTCTAAAGCACCAGCACCGATTAACCCTTTGCGGGCTACGGGCGGTTCGATGGATACCACAATCGGAAGCGATGGTGAGTTTCACGGAACGTATAGCCAATGGCGTGAAGCCAGAAAAGCGGGGAAGATTAGGTGATGGAAAAATCTAATTTTTGATTAAAGGAAATTATTATGAGTAATACTCTACTCACCATCAGCAAGATCACCAATGAAGCATTGATGGTCTTGGAAAACGAATTGACTTTTACTGGTCAAGTCGAGCGCAAGTACGATGACCAATTTGCTGTTGTCGGCGCAAAAATCGGTAACACTGTTAACGTCCGTAAGCCTGGTCGCTTCATCGGTACGACTGGCCCAGCTCTGAACGTTGAAGATTTCAACGAAACTTCTGTGCCTGTTACCCTGTCGACTCAGTTCCACGTTGATACACAGTTCACCACTCAAGACTTGGCATTGAGCCTCGATTCGTTTTCGGATCGTGTTCTCAAACCCGCTATTGCAGCGATTGCCAACAAGGTCGATGCTGACGGTCTAACAATGGCTAAAAACGCCACTGCTAACACTGTTGGTACTGCTGGTACAACCCCAAGCGCACTGCTCACCTTTTTGACTGCACAGGCTTTTCTGGACAGCGAAGGCGCACCCCGTGACGGTAAGCGTTCTTGCATTATTGAACCATTCACTTCAGCTTCGATTGTTGACTCGCTCAAGGGCTTGTTTGTTCCATCGAACGTGATTGCCGATCAGTACAAGAAAGGCATGATGGGTCGTGACTCAGGCGGCATGAACTGGTATATGGATCAGAACGTTGTCAATCAAACGTATGGCACATCGGCTGGTACGGCTGTTGTTGCTACTACTACTGCTACAGGTTTCCTGACAAGCGGCTGGGCATCGACTTCGACGATCAGCTTGACTTCGACTGGTGCTGTTAGCTTGAACGTTGGCGATACCATTCAGATTGCTGGCGTATTCGCTGTCAACCCACAAAACCGTGCTGCTTACGGTACTAACAAACTGCGTTCGTTTGTTGTTACTCAAGCTGCTTCGGGTACTGGTGCAACGTTTAGCGTAGTGGTTTCGCCTGCTGTCATTACTGGCGGTCAATTCCAAAACGTTTCGATCCCAACCACTTCGGCAACTGCTGCTGTGACTTTCTTTAACAAGACTGGTACGGTTTCGCCACAAAACATCGTAATGCACAAAAATGCGTTCACTTTGGCTTGTGCTGACCTTGAGTTGCCAGACGGTGTGCATTTCGCAGGTCGTGCCTCTGATAAAGAGCTTGGTTTGTCGATCCGTGTGGTTCGTCAATACACCATCAACAACGATTCGATCCCGACTCGTCTAGATGTGCTGTACGGCTGGGCCCCGCTGTATCCCGAACTGGCTTGCCGAGTCGCAGCCTAATTTAGTGGGGGGTGAAAGCCCCCCGTTAATTAAAATCAAAGGAAATTATCATGTCGAATCCAGGCCCAGCAGTAACTATTAGCTCGCACCCACAGGTTGCGGGTACTAACCAAGCAATTCGTTTGCTTGCATCGTTTCAAAGCGTGAACGTCAATGCTCTTGGCGATACCGTTTTGCAAATCATCAACACCACTAGCTACAGCGTTTCTAACGTTATCGTGACCAATGCAAGCATCAGCCTGTCAACGGCTGAAGCAGGACTGTTTACAGCCCCTGCTGCGGGCGGTACAGCAATTGTTGCAAACGCAGCATTGTCGGCTTGTAGCTCTGCATCGGTTGTGTCACAACGCAGCGTTGCAAGCACAGCAGCTCAAGCAGGGCAAAAACTCTACTTCAATGTAGCGGTTGCCCAAGGTGCTGCGGCAACTTGCGATGTGTTTGTTTATGGCTACGATTTGACGTTTAATTAAACAGTCATAACGTTAAGAAAGCCACTCAGTAAATTGGGTGGCTTTTTTTCTTAAAAAAGGATTATCATGGCTTACAACAGTCCATTTTCACCATTTGGGCCAACAGTTTTAGTTGGAACATCATCGGTGCAAGTTTCTTCATCCAATAACAATCAGCCTACTAGCTATCGGATAAAAAATATGTTGAGTACAACTCAATATTTTTCATGGAAAGCACCACAGCCAGGCGATGCAACTCAAAGTATTACTGTGACAGCACCGACAGCGGGAAATCCATCGGCTAATACTATTGGTATGTTGCCATTGTCCGTTGAAGTGTTTGGTGGATTGCCAGGCAATGCTTGGTTTGAAGCTGATGCAGTTGGAGCGTTTGAGATTACTCCAGGCGAGGGGATGTAATTATGTTAAGAGCAATTGCTTTAGCTGATAGTGATGTTGCGCCACGGGTTACAACAATCCCTGACGCAGCATCGGTTACGATCAACGTTAATACGACTGATCTTGCTATTCAAACAAATACGCAAGCAATTGGAACATTAACAATTAACGCACCTACTGGATCACCAGCTCAAGGTCAAAAATTCATTTTTAGGCTGCAATCTACAAACGTGCAGACTTTTTCATGGAACGCTGTATTTGCAGCTTCTACGGATTTGAATTTGCCTACAACATCGTCTGGCGCAAGTAAATATGATTATGTTGGTTTCATTTGGAACGCAACAGCATCTAAATGGCAATTGTTAAGTAAAGTATTTGGTTTTTAAAGGATTGCTATGACTGTCAATTTATCTTTATTCGCTGGCGCAGGCGCACAGTTTTTTGATAATAACGGTGTGCCTCTTGCGGGTGGGTTAGTTTATTCTTACCTTGCAGGAACAACAACGCCTGCTGCTACTTATACATCAAATACTGGCTTAGTGGCTCATGCTAATCCAATTGTATTAAATTCGGCAGGAAGGGTTGCTACGGGTGAGATTTGGTTGACAGAAGGCATTGAATACAAGTTTATTTTGTATACGTCTGCAAATGTGTTAATTGCGTCTTACGATAATATTATCGGTGCGATTAGTGACGCAAATATTTACGCAAATTTAGCTAACACTAGCGATCCAGCAAAAGGCGATGCTTTAATTGGATTTCGTCAATCAAACGATGCTGGCAACTTGGCTGGGTCAGTCGGCAGAACAGTCCATCAAAAATTGCAAGAATCAATCAGTCTTAAAGACTTTGGTGCGGTTGGCGATGGTGTAGCTGATGACACAGCAATTATCCAAGCTGCAATTACAGCATCGTATGGCAAAGAATTGTTTGTTAATCCAGGCACATATAAGATTACAAGCCAAATTGATATTACGGCTGGCATTACTATCCGAGGCGTAGCAGGACAAAGTATTTTTCAACAAAGTTTTGCTAATGCTGCTGGCTTTACTATGTTTGCAAGTGCTTCAGCTAATCCGCCTACACGGTCAATATCTAATGTTATTTTTGAAGGCATTACATTTGACGGTAATTTTCAAGCGGTCAACAGGTGGTTACAAAACAGCAATCGTGAGCCAATTGTTAACCCTCAAGCAGACTATTATGACGCAATAACAAATCCAACAGGAAAAATTGAAAGCCCATCGTATCCCGCTGTACCTGCTGGCGTTTGCACATCTAACAGCACTAATGGTGCATTAGTTTTAAATGGGTCGCTTGTGGTAGGTGCTTCGGTTGATTTAACAAGCATTGGATGCAGGAAAGTTTCTATTACATCGTCTGGCAACGCATCAAATGCTCGCTATACTTTTGTTGGAACTAGCTTTTCTAATACGGCACTAACTCAAGTCGTTATTGGCCCAAATAACACTACTGTTTTTTCATCCCAAGTTTTTAAGACAATTACAAGCGTTACATCTAATGCAGCACCAGGCGCAGCGGTAACTATTGGTGTTAGACAATACGACATTTTTAGTGCAGTAGCAGACAACCGTAGAAACCCAAATTATGGAGTAGGCGTCCCTGCGTTTATATATTTAAATGTAACAGATAGCCCCAAAATTACAAATTGTGTATTTAAAAACATATATGGTAGGGCTATTTTTGCTAGAGGAAATAAAAACTTCATTATTGAAAAGAATCAATTTTCTTACTGCGGCAAAAACGATGGCCCTTTTCACGTTATATATGTACATGAATTTGGGAATGGCCCAGTTTTAGAAGATGCGGATGGAATTGTTACCTCTACCAGCACATCAGGTAATTTAACTTTAAATGGCACTTTAGTAAATGACGATGGGTATGTTGATTTATCAGCTTTTGGCGGTAGATATATTTCAGTTACCTCTGCTGGCAACGCCACGAATATTACAGTTACGATTGAAGGAACAAATTTAAGCGGTGTATTTCAAACTAATACCATTCTTGGCCCTAATGCAACTACAAATCAAACCACAAATATATTCTTAACTGTTACCCGTGTTATTACTAGCGGCGCACCTGGCGCAGCTATCACAGTAGGTATATTCTCCGCTGGCGATGCGTTTTTTACTCCCGAAGAATACCCAATTATTGATAAAAATAACGCAAACAATTTAGAGCGTTCGTTTATTGATTTTTCCCCCAGCTATGGCGGAATATTATCAAACAACGTTGTAAAAAATTGGGGTGAAAGCTGTGTGTTTATTGAAGGACAAAACATCAGTCTTGACGGTAGCACAGCTACGATTTGCAATAACGTTTTCGATACAGGTACTGTTACTGATATTTCTGGTCAAGCAATTGAAACAGGTGAATCAAAAAACCTTAATATATATGGTAACTACGTAGCCAATACAGAAACCAGCGCAATCACTATGACTGGTAACAGGGGTACAAGTGTCCTTAATAATCAATTTAAAAATTGTAGTGATACTTATACCATTCCATACGGCCCTTTCTCTGAGCGATATAGCTTTAACATAAACTCAACGCCGATTGCAGGCAATGTAAAAGATGTTACGGATCTATCTTATATTGTTGTTGGAACGTCTGCTGGCGTGGGTATGCGAAACTGTTTGATTAAATCAAATACATTTTTAGAAAATAGAGCGCAATATCCAAGTCTTTTTGGGCAAATTAGAACAGGCGGGGCTAATCTATCTACTAATACTGTTATCGAAGGAAATGCTTTAGACGTTCCATCGGCAATGCCGTTTTTAAATTCTGCTGTTGGAAACGTTTGGACAACAAATTTTCCTTTGTTTATTCGTGGAAACTTAGGCCATGTGTCAGAAGCTCCAGTTATTATTAGTGACATTTACCCTGCTGTTGGGTCTACCAAAACAATTTTTGTTGGATTTAGACCATCTAAAATAGATGTGTATATGACTCCTACAAACAATCTTTTGGGTAGATCATCATTTAGCACTTTTACATGGAACGCTGCGGCAGTTAGAAACGATTTTAGTTTGTCGACTAGCACTGACATTGCAGCACCTTACAATCGTGCAGGTATCCAAGATACAGATGTTGCTGTGTTGTTTGATTCCGCGGGTGTTGTTACTTTTAGATTAGAATTTTTCGCTTGGCAAGTAGAGGGTTTTATTGTTTCTAATCCTGTTGCTTCTGAAGAAGTTGCAGTTAAATATGTATGCTACCCATAACAGGAAACAATAATGGCAAATAGATATTGGGTTGGTGGCTCTGGCACATGGGACGCAAGTAGCACCGCAAATTGGTCTACGTCTACAGGCGGTTCATCGGGTGCTTCTGCTCCTGTTTCCGTTGACAACGTATTTTTTGACGCAAACTCTGGCACAGGAACTTGCACCACCGCAGCGGGTTCTACTTGTAACGTTTTAAACGCAGGAAGTTCGACTGTTACATTAGCTCTTGGCGCAAATCATACTTGTGTAGGAGCAATAGGTTTTACTTTAGGTTCTATAAGTCTAAATGATTTTATTATGACTTGTGCTTCAGTAAATTCTTCTAATGCAGGCGTTAGATCAATAAACTTTGGTACGTCCGGAAAAATTATATTAACTGGTAATGGCGCAACAATTTGGAATTTTAACAATTCGACAAATTTTAGCGTTAGTGGTACTTCATTTGTAGAAGCTAATTATTCCGGATCAACTGGAACAAGAGTATTTAGACCTGGCGCAGCAGGCGGTGGCTCTGAAAGTAACGCTGTAAATTTATATATTACAAATGGTTCGGATGGCGTAAGCGTTGGGAATGGTGGTGCTTATGTAAAGGATTTAAACTTTACTGGGTTTTCTGGTAACTTTACTAATGAAGTAAGGTACATATTAGGAAATTTGACAATTTCTAGCGGAATGACATTGAGTAGCGGTTCTGCAGCAACAGTTTTTGCTGGCACTTCTGGTACGCAAACAATCACATCCAACGGTAAAACTTTAGATTTTCCATTAACTTTTGATGGTGTTGGCGGAACATTTGCATTTCAAGATGCTTTAACCCAAGGCTCTACAAGAGCGTTTACCGTTACTAATGGTACGGTTCAATTAAAGAACGGTGTTACCTCTACCGTTGGTTCTTTTGTAACTTCAGGCGCAACTCAAAAGTTTTTACAGTCTACTCTTGCAAGTTCATCGGCAACATTGTCACAAGCTAGCGGAACAATCAACACTTCTTACTTAACTATTCAAGACGTTAACGCAACTGGCGGTGCTGTTTTTAATGCACTTACTGGTGCTGGTAATGTATTAAGTGCTGAAAACGTTAATGCAGGAAATACAAATGGTTGGAATTTTATTCCTGCTGGTAGCGGCATGATGGGATTTTTCTAATGATACATATTCCACAGGCGTTTTTGATTCAACTTGCAATCATGCCGTTTTTTGGTTGGTATGCAGGAGCTATTGCGGGTGCATTTTTCTTTATTGGTCGTGAACACGCACAAGCAGAATATCGTAATATTGAACACAATTACGAAAGAAAGCGAGCAAATATGCCGTGGTGGGGTGGATTTGATCCGAAAGCATGGAACATGAAAAGTATGCTTGATTGGATTTTGCCAACAATTACCGGATTTGCTGTTGCAATTCTAGCTACATTTATGGGTTGGACGCTATGACAACACCACTAGATATTATTTCTAGGTCGCTTAAAGACATCGGCGCATTAGAGTCCGGTGAAACTCCAACAGCAGATGCGACGCAAGATGCTTTTGAGATGCTTAATGATCTATTAGATCAATGGTCAAATGAAGGCATGATGGTCTATTATCAGACCGAAATTGTGTTTCCAGTGGTTTCTGGGCAGACTCAGTACACGATTGGCCCAGGCGGTCAGATTGGCGCAATATTTACAGGTTCGATTTCAGGCACGACTTTGACGATTAGTGCGATTGCATCCGGTGCAATTGCTGTTGGGCAGACTTTAAGCGGCACAGGCATTACACCTGGCACAACAATTACGGGCTTTTTAACTGGCGCAGGTGGCAACGTTAACGAAGTTGGTACTTATACAGTCAGCATATCGCAAACAGTGCCTAGCACCACTATAAACGGCTATTACCAGCGTCCTACAGCTATTAACTCAGCTTTTGTCAGGATCAACACGAATTCTAACGGTGTGCCGATTATTAACGGCGGCTTGGACTATCCTGTAGCTGTTTTAGGGTTAGATCAATATGAAATGATTGGGTTGAAAACGCTGTCAGGCCCGTGGCCAAAAGCGATTTATTATCAACCGACTGAACTGTTAGGTAACATTTTCGTTTGGCCAAACCCAAGTCAGGGTGAATTGCATTTGTTTTGCGATACACAGTTTGCCAAGTTTATGACGCTGACCAACACGATCAATTTGCCACCAGGCTTTAACATGGCATTGCGTTGGTGTTTGGCTGAAAGACTAATGCCGATGTATGGCAAGAGCAATTCAACACAAATAGCAATGATTAACGCATTATCAGCGCAATCTAAAGCCACACTCAAGCGCACAAACATGAAGCCAGCACCAGTAGCTCGCTATGATGATGTATTGCTTACAGGCAAGGCTAAAGATGCGGGTTGGATACTTAGCGGCGGCTTTAGATAAGGGGTTGTAAATGCCTGATTTTGGGTTTGTTGGGGCAAGCTACGAAGCACCTAGTATCTATCAAGATGCTCAGGAATGTATTAACTTTTTCCCTGAAATTGACCCAGTAAAGCCTCCAGGTGAGCGAGGCGTGGTTGCCCTGTATCCGACTCCTGGGTTAATTGAGAAAACGCAATTGTTGCCAGCAGAAGTGCGTGGGATGCGGGCTTTATCTGGTGGGCAAATTTTAGTTGCAGTCGCTGGTACAAATGTCTATTCGGTCAATACATCTTGGGCGGCTACGCTAATTGGTACGCTCACAACAAGCACTGGCTATGTATCCATTACCGACAACATTATGACGGGAGATGGGTTAACGGCTTACATTGTGGACGGTGTAAACCGATACACATGGGTTGCGGCAACTAATACCTTTGCGACATTGCCATCTACAGACGGTGCATGGCAAGGTGCTACGGTTTGCGATGTGATTGACGGGTATGTGGTTTATAACCAGCCAGGCACACAGAATTGGGCAAACACGGATTTAGATTCTCAATTGTCCACAACGGCTTTGTACGGCACAAAAAATGGCGCACCTGATCCGATTGTTTCTTTATTGTGTGACCATCGGCAAGTTTATCTATTAGGCGAAAAGACAACGGAAATCTGGGTAGATGTTGGTGGAACAATTCCATCCATTACCACTTTCCCGTTTCAACGCATTAGCGGCACGATGATTCAGCATGGTATTGCTGCACCGTTTTCAGCAGCCCGTTTTGCTGAATCCATGATGTTTGTTGGTCGTGATGATCGAGGCACAGCTACGATTGGCATGATTAACGGTTATGAATACGTTAGATTGTCTACTCATGCGGTAGAAAATACAATTCAAGAAGTTTATGTAGGCAATGCGATTGCGTTCACGCAGCAAATCCGTGGGCATGAAATGTATGTTGTAACTTTTCCCGACGCTGATTTAACTTGGGTTTATGATTTTCAAACAAAGTTATGGCACAAGTGGCTGTCGTGGGAAAACGGTGAATACCATCGGCATCGTGCAAATTGCGGCACTTTCTTTAATGGCCACAATATTGTTGGCGATTATGAAAACGGCAAAATTTACGATGTTGATTTAGACACTTATACAGATAACGGCAATACGATCCGTCGGCTTCGTCGTTGTCCACACTTAGTTTCTGACTTGCAACGGTTTTACTTCCATGAGCTACAGATTCAATTTCAGCCTGGTGTGGGCTTAGTCAATGGTCAAGGTTCAGACCCAGAAGCTATGCTGCGTTGGTCAAATGACGGTGGATCGACTTACTCGAGCGAGCATTGGACAAGCATAGGAAAGATTGGTGTATATAAGAATCGAGCGATTTGGCGCAGACTTGGTTATGCACGGGATCGTATTTTTGAGGTTGTAGTGACTGATCCAGTTAAAGCTGTGATTGTCAGTGCTAACTTAAAAGCCTCGGTTGGTGACAACTAATGGCTAACCTTATTTTCCCTCAAAGCCCATTTCTTGATCCAAATGGAAGGCCAGCCCGTGAGTGGATTCAATGGTTACAAAACCCTGACGTTAATACAATTACGGCGGTAACTTTTGACGTTGATAACGTTATTTTAACTTTGCCGTTAGAAGTAATTTACGGCGGCACAGGTTTAACGGCAATACCTACAAACGGTCAATTATTGATCGGTAACGGTACGGGTTACACACTTAGCACACTTACAGCAGGTACTGGTTTAGCAATTACTAACGCTGCTGGATCAATCACTCCAAGCATTGCAAACACTGGTGTCACGGCTGGCTCTTACGGTTCTGCATCGTCTGTTACGACTTTGACTGTAAACGCTCAAGGTCAATTGACGGTTGCGGGTAACGTTGCCATTGCAATTTCAGCTTCTCAGATTACTAGCGGCACATTGGCTGTTGCCCGTGGCGGCACTGGATTATCGTCATACACAATTGGCGATATTATTTTTGCTAGTGGCACAACGGCCTTATCAAGATTAGCAGACGTTGCTACGGGTAATGCGTTGATTTCAGGTGGTGTTGGTGTTGCGCCAAGTTACGGCAAAATAGGGCTAACCACTCATGTTTCGGGCGTTTTGCCTGAAGTAAATGGCGGCACTAATCAATCAACGTATGCAACTGGCGATATTTTGTATGCATCTGCTACAAACACTTTGTCCAAGTTAGCAAAGCCATCGTCTAATTCGTATTTGGCGATGACTTCAGCGGGTGTGCCTAGTTGGAAGAATCCTAAATATGGCACGTTTTACAATACTACTGACGAAGTTGTTGGCATTATCAATACTCCATACCCATTAGCTTTAGATACAACAGATTTAAGCAATGGCGTGACGGTTGCAACTACTACTGCGGTTGTTACGGGCAGCATTGCGCTATTTGTATTGACTGTCACAGCGGTCACAAGTGGCACACTGTCGATTGGACAGGTAATTAGCGGAACTGGTGTTACAGCGGGTACTCGCATTGTTGCGTTTGTTTCTGGCTCTGGGGGGGCGGGAACGTATACCGTTGACAAGTCACAAACGGTATTAAGTACAACAATATCCGCAACCAAATCTACTCGCATTACTGTAGCTGCTGACGGTGTATATAACTTTCAGTTTTCAGCACAACTTGATAAAACAAGTTCGTCTGCAAAAGATGTATGGATTTGGGCAAGAATTGATGATGTTGATGTACCTGACTCGGCAGGCAAAATAACTTTATCCGGTTCAAACGCTGCAACCATAACTTCATGGAATTATGTTTACAACCTTTCGGCAAATAGTTATTTTGAGTTGATGTGGGCGGCTGAAGATGTTGATTGCATCATGCCATCAACCCCAGCTTCATCTTTTGTGCCTAGTATTCCTGCGTTAATTATGACTGTAACGAACAATATCAGCGTATGAACGCACTATTTATGATCTACAAATCTGTAGAAAATAGATTGCCATTTGGATTTGATGAGTTTAGTGAAGCGGTAGAAGATTGGGAAATAATCCCTGTAATACAGCGAGGAAAGTTGTTTGGCGGGGTAATGGTCAAAGGCAATGAAATCCACGTTGGATTTGCTGAAAAACCTACGGCAAGTATTCGGGGCAATATTAAGGCGGTATTAAAGCCATTGTTTGAAAAACATGGTTTTGTGGTTACAGCGGTAAAAAAAGACAATATTAACGGGTTAAATTTTTGCAAACGGCTTGGATTTGTTGAATCTGGGCAAGATAGCGATAAAATCTTATTGAAGTGTGACGGGAGTCATTATGTTTAAAGTTTATCTCAGCCGAAAACAAACACGGGCAATGTCTAGCGAACATCCTATCGGTGATCCGACAGGTGGCGCAGCATACCGTGAAATGCGTGATCCAGTAACTGCAATTGCAGCCTCGGCGGGTGCAAACGTGCTTGGCTCTGTGATCGGTGGCGAAGCATCAAAATCTGCGGCTGGCAAACAATCCAAAGCAGCATTGCAAGCGGCTGAAGCACAACAGCGTATTGCGTCGCAGCAAATTGGTGAAATGCAGCGTATGCGAGCGCAGCAGATTATTGAGCTGCAAAACGCTCAATCAGATGCACTTCAACGTGGCCAACAGGATCGAGCAAATGCTTTGCAACAACTTGTTGATCAGCGCACCGACGCATTGGCTCGCATTTATGGTTCAAAAGACGCTGCTTTAAATGTTATCAATGCTCAACGTTCAGATGCTTTATCGACAATTGGTCAGCAACGTGGCGAATCGTTGCAAACGTTTCAGCCTTATATGCAGGTTGGGCAACAAGGTGTTGGTGCAATTAGTCAACAGCTTCCGTACTTCCAACAGACATTTGGGCCTGAACAATTCAAGGCAAACCTTGACCCAGGCTATGAGTTTATGAAGCAACAAGGTCTTGGCGCAATTCGTCAAGGCATGAACGTTGGGGGCGGGGGTTCTAACATTGATCGAGCTGCGACAAAGTTTGCAGAGGATTATGCTAATACAGGCTATCAAAACGCATTTAATCGGTTTACTGGTCAACAACAAAACATTTACAACCGATTGGCAGGGATTGCAGGAATTGGGCAAGCCGCCACGGGTACTGCGGCACAGACAGGATTAGGTTACGGTCAGCTTGGCGCACAAACAGGTTTAGGCTATGGTCAACTCGGCGCACAGACTGGTCTAGGGTACGAGGGTCTTGGGGCGCAGACAGGCTTAGGTTACGGTCAAGCAATTGCGAATACAGGTCTTGGTTACGATCAAATGATAGGTAATCAACAACTTGGCTACGGTCAAACAATGGCTCAATTTAACCAAGGCGTAGGCGCAAACATTGCTAACTTGGCTACTGGCATGGGTACGGCACAAGCGCAAGGCATTACAGGATCAGCCCAAGCAAGTGCAGCGGGTGATGTTGGTCAAGCCAATATCTACGGCGGTGCTATTGGAAACCTTGGTAATCTTGGTATGCAATACGCTTATATGCAATCACCTGCGATTCAAAAGGCATTAGGATTAGGTGCGTATGCACCCCAAACAGGCGGTATAAGCGGCGCAGACCTTACGTCTGGAATTGATTTTGCTTACAGACCTGCATAAAGGATAATCATGGCTGATAACACCATTGCGTTGCAAGCAAGACCAATGCCGCAAACCAATATTCTTACCCCAATTACTGACGTAATGAATTTGGGTCGTGCGGCTGTTGGTTTACAGCGTGAAACCGAAACTTTGCCATCTCAAATTGAAATGGCAAAGGGACTTGCATCACAAGCAACAACAGGCGCAGAAAGCTCTATATTTAAGCTAAATAATGAGCAATCACAATTAGCATTAAACATTGCTGGCGGCCTTGCAAACGATGATTCGATCATTAACGCAGGGAAAAATCCTCGGGCAGCGATGGATACAATTCTGCAAGCTAAAACACGGATGCTTGCTCAGGGTGTGCCAGCGCACGTTGTAGAAGCCAACACAGCACCGTTGATTACAAGTCTAGTGTCTAACCCTGGCGGGTTCTTGCAAACGCTTAAAAACGTCATTCAAGGCGGTCTTGGCGCATCAGGTCAGCAACAATTGCAAACCCCAGAACTTACCGAAGCTGGCGGCGCACCTGCAACATTTCAACGAGGCACAGGCGCATTACGCACAACGCCTATCATGCCAGCCGCACCTACCGCACCGCCCCAAGGCGAAGCACAAGGCGCACCTACTGCACCACAAGCTGCACCAGCCGCACCAGGTGGCGATATGTATGCTAAAGGTCAGCCAACAGGCAAGCCTGGCACATTCTTCGGTGAAAACGGTCAGATTGTTGACGCAAGAGGCAATGTTGTTTTTGATGCTGCGGTGCGTGATTCGTCCGGTGCTGTGGTTGACTTCAAGGCAATGCCACCGGAATATGAGCCTGGTGTAAAACCAGTTGATAGAACGGTTGGCACAGTAGCGCAACCTTTCCCTGTGCAACCTACAGTTGGGCAACAAGGCGCACCAATTGCACCACAAGCAGGCGTGACTGCGGATCAAATGGCACAACCTGCGGGGGCATCACCAGGCTTTAAGTTGTCGTATCCAGTTCGCAAAGCGGGTGAAGCTGCACAACGTTTACCTGCTGAAATTGCAGACGAAAACGCTGGCAATATGTACCGTAATTCGTTGATTAAGAATCAAGGAAACTTGGTTACTAACCGCCGAAATCTTGAGGAAGTTATTTCCGAAGCCGACAAAGTTGAAAAGAATCTCAGCATTTTAGGGATGAAAGTTGATAATGCTGGATTTTTGGGCGCAGGGGCAAGAAAACTTAACGAATTCTTTGGTACTGAAACAGGCATTACGCTTAAACAGTTGAATAAAGACTTAGCTAACGTTGCCATTTCTAACATTCAGGCGGCTGGTGGTTCGATGGACACCGTGGCGGGTCAGCAATTAACCAGAATGGCAAACGGTGACGAAACTTACCCACCAGTTATTTTGAAAGATATTGCTCGCCGTGCAATGGCTGATATGACTAACTTAGATATGCAAGCCCGTGGCGCACAGGAATTTGCCCGTAAGTTCGGCACTGCTAACCTAAACGATTACCGTCAGCAATGGGCTAAAAATGCTGACTCAAGATTGTTTGAATTGGTTAATATTGAAAACAGTTCGATGAGTGCAGAACAACGTCAGGCAGCACGGTCAAAGTTGTTCCAGAACATGAACGACAAGCAAAAAGCGGAAATGGCTGCGAAACTGCGTAACTTGCAAAAGTTATCCACAACCGGACAACTATAATGGATTTTCAAAGCTCGATAGATTTTTTATCAGGAACAAAAAAGCCAAAAAGTGAAGGCGGCTTTGATTCCGCATTACAGTTTTTAGAAGGATTGTCTGCGCCACCTGTTGCGCCATTAACACCACAACAAGCGCAAGCGCAATTTGCCCAAATCCCGTATCAAGCGGGAAGTGCGCCACCAGTTCAAGCACCGCAAGGTAATGTTGTACAACGAGCAATTGCACCTGTTGCGTCATTCCTAGATGTAACCTTGGGCGGTGTTGCACCTGGCATCATTGCACCTGTTACTTACGCAGGATCACGGGCATTTGGTGCGACTCCTGAGCAAGCTACGACATCATCTCAAGCGGCTGCTGCGCCATTTGTAGACCCGTTTGGCAAGGCATTGGGCGTGTCTGAATTGCCACAGTACAAAGGCGAAGCAACCCGTCAGATCATGGATTTCGTCGGTGCGAACATGGGCAAAGGTGCTGCATGGATTTCGCAGCAAACCGGATACCCTGCGGCTGATATTGAAAACATGATGCAAACCTTATCGGCTGGCGGTGGTGTGGCGGCAAGTCGAGCATTGGCAGGTCGTATGGGCGTAAGTCCCGCTGTGACTCAAGTTCAAGAGCAATTTAAACAAGCCCAAACTGCTAGAGGTCGAGTTGAACCGTCAATGACTCCCGAAATGGCGGGGGCAATTACACCTGAAACGGTAGCGGCTGTGACTCCTGAAGTTGCGCCTGTTGTTACACCTGAAAGTCAATTAGTAGTGTCGAAAGCACCAGGCATTGAGGTTTCCTATATAAAACCTACGCCAGACGTTCCTACTAACACACCGTTTATCACAAGCCCGTTGCAAGATAATATTGCACCGACTTCAGCGACAACACCCCGTCCGACAATTGACAATCCTTTTGTTGAGCCAATGTATGCCAAAACGGGCAAATTGCCTGTTGAAGAACAGCTATATCGAACCAAAACTATTGAAGAATTGGGTATTCCAACAATTCGTGAAGGCACTCGAACTGGTGACGGGTTTCAGACTGCTAACGAATACGTTACGGCAAAGACTAGCGGCCCGAATAAAGACTTATTCAATCAACAGATTGCTACCGAACAACAAGCGTTGCGAAACTATGCAAACGGCATTGTTGAAAAGACGGGTGGCAGCATTGGGCTAGACGAAAACGCTTTGTACAACCGTGGTCAGTCTATTGCACAGCCGTTTGATGATTTTAAGGCTTTGTTAAAACAACAAATTAACGATTCGTATAAAGCAGCAAACGAAATAGCTCAAGGTAAACCAATTGTTGAAACAAACGCATTTCAAAAACTTTTAAAAATTAATTCTAAATTTGTTAGAGATGATGATTTTAAAGCGTTGCGTAACGGTGCTAGAGAATATTTTAAAGAATTAGGCTTAAGAAATAAAGATGGCAGTTTTAAACCAACTACTGTTGAAGAATTAGAAAGGTTTAAAGAATATTTAAATAAAGGTTGGACTCCTGATAAATCTAATATTATTGCAGAAATAAAAAATGCAATCGACGATGATGTTTCTAAAGTTGCAGGCGAGGATATATATAAATCATCTCGTGCGCTTCGTATTAAATTAGCAGATTTATTAGAAAACCCATCTGGCGTTTCTAAAATTATGGACTACGATCCACGAATGCCAATAAATCGCACAACAGCTTTTCCTGATATTCCAACTACAGTTGAAAAGATGACACCGGATCATCAACAGCATTTAATTAAAGTATTGCAAGATATGCCACTTGAATTACAGCCACAAGCTCAAAAGGCTATTGCTGAGATTAAGTCACAGTTTGCAAATCGGATTGCTGAAATTGGTGGCAAGGGTGAATTTTGGAACGCACCAGCGGTAAGTAAGTATCTCAAAGATAACAATCGATCCCTGCGTATCTTAACTGGTGATCCGCAAATGGCTAGATCATTAACCGTTTTAAATGACGGTGGACACTTTTTGCGAATGGATAACGGTTATAAAGGTGCTGCAATCCAGTTTAAAAATATGTACGACAGTCCGTTGATTAGCGGCACAGCACAATCACTTGGTAGTGCAGTTGGCGGTGGTTTGGGGTATGTTGCTGGTGCTGCTTTTGGCCCTACTGTTGCTGGTGCAAGCGCAATGACAGGCGCAGGTTTAGGTAAAGTAGGCGCACAAAGATTTATGCAAAGCAAATCAGCTGCAAGAGCAGCTCGGAAAGGTCAAGAAAGTTTGCAACCGATTCAAGACGTTTTGAAACGATTAGAGAGAAAGTAAATGGATTCACAAATGCTTTTTAATATTGCAATCGGTTTAGCTTCATTTTTTGGCGGCTGGGTGTTAAACAACATAACTAAAGCAATTGATCGTCTTGATAATGATGTGCGTAAAATGCCAATGATTTACATTAGCAAAGAAGAATATCATCGTGATATTGATGACATTAAAATTATGCTTGGCAAGATTTTTGACAAACTTGACAACAAGGTAGACAAATCATAGACCCGCTAACCATCCTCGCAGCTCTTGGCCCTCTTGCCGTTGATCTTGGCAAAAGCCTGATTGGTCGATTCATTCAGACTGACGTATATAAACCCGTCAATATCGGTGAGTACGTTCAAATGCGTGGCATTGATCTTGAAATGTTTAAGGCAATGAATAGCGTTGGGGGCGCAGGTACGACTTACCCTTGGGTAGAGGCAATCGTTCGGTTAATGCGCCCAGGCGTGGCGGCGGTGGTGCTTGGCACATGGTCATTTATGATGATGACAGGTCAAGATAGCGCAGCAGTTAACAACTTTGCGTCGGCTGTTGGATTCTACTTATTCGGTGATCGGACTCTGTTTTACGCACAAAAGAAATGATTACAAAAAGTTTGTTGGTTGATTCAAAGACCTGTTCTGAGGACATGGCTGACAAATGGATTGACGCATTAAATCAAGTTTGCGAAAAATACGAGATAAATACCGCATTGAGAATTGCAGGGTTTTTAAGCCAATGCGGTCACGAATCAGGTGGTTTTAGATACACCGTTGAAAACTTTAACTACAGCGCAGCTCGGTTGTTAATGGTTTTTCCTCATTACTTCAATGCGGATTCCGCTAAAAATTATGAGTACAAACCAGAAAAGATTGCAAACAGGGTCTACGCAAACCGAATGGGCAACGAAGATGAAGCCAGTGGGGATGGTTGGCAGTACCGTGGTCGAGGACTCATCCAGCTTACTGGCAAAGATAGTTACGCAGCTTTTTCGATGGCTTCTGACAATAACTCGCTAGTCGAGCCTGACTTGCTTGAGCAGCCTGAGTTGGCTGCAATGTCTGCTGGGTGGTACTGGTCTACTAGAAAGATAAATAGCCTAGCAGACGCTCAAGATGTGCTTGGAATGACTAAGCGTATTAATGGCGGCACTAACGGGTTAGATGACCGCCAAATGAGATACTCACGGTTAATTGAATACTATTCAAAATAAAGCCCCAGTTACGGGGCTTTAATTTATAAACAAGTAGTTGTGCAATTACCAGGCGAATAACAACAGGTGGTGCAAATCACCATGCGTCCCCCAGACATAATTGTATTGGTTGTGCAAGCTGCATACGCTGCTGTTGCTGACAGGGCCAATACGACTGCAATGGCATATTTTTTCATTTGTTTTCCTTTAGTGTGCTTGGTGGGACAAAGCCAAAACGCTTAAAGGTTTCAGCAATGTTGGTGGATGCTGCTGGGATATACTTCCATTCAGGATTGTCAATCAACGGGCATGGCAACTTAGGTTGCTCTGTCAGTTCGTAGCTCATTTCTTTTCCTTTATTAAATAGTATCGAGCAAAACGCACTTCACCATCATCTATCATCCAGGTCACAATGTTGTGGCCTCTTTGCTTTAGTTTAAACACAATGTCGGCAAGCCGTGTCGCACGGTAAAGGTTAATAGCTTCCCAACTGGTGATTGGTTTCTTTTTAAGGTGCATAAGCACTTGATCTGTTTTGCTCATTTTGTAATCCAGTACATAAGTGGAAGAAAACCGAATACAGCAAACAACACGATTGCGCCAAGCACATAACCCTCAAACGGGATGCGTTGATCTTCAGGTTTGTATTTTAGGTATTTCATAGCCACCCCTCGATTTCATCTTCAAGTTCACAAACAAGCTCTTTGTACTTTGGGTCGTGTCTGTTACGCACAAGAATCATAACGATGTTGTGAAGTGCGTCACCAGATGCGATGCGCTTGTACCAACTCAACCAATCAAGCCCGTCTTTGTCGATGCCGTGGAACTGGATCACATTCATTACGTCATTAGCGTCTTGAATGTTTAGATTAAAACGCTCATCATCGTATTCGCTCATTTATGCACCTGTATGTAATTAATGGCGTTGTTGCCATGACTAGATATTAAGTTGTCTTAACAATACAATCAAGCAATATTGATAGGTGTTTTCCCTAAGTGTTGTATTTTTGTTGGGGTGCGGGTACTCGCCGAACAAGGAGTGGAGGGACACTAGCTTTCCCCGCAATTCATTATAGGTTGTTTTTAATTGTGTAAAACAACAATAAACATTCAAAACAAAGCCAGGCTTTGTCTAGATCATCCTCGCTATGCTCAATGACTTTTACATCACCATTGGCCGTAAAAAAGACATTAGCGCACCGAGCTGTTGGTTTGCCAAGTCCGACACGGTATGCTGCCAGTTGCATGATCTGCTCAAAGTACGGCGCAACCTTGTCGAGATTGTCTTTGCTTTTAAAGTCTATAACGATGTTAGA